AAGTGGTGGTAGTGCAGGTACAGTAGGACAATGGACTAGTAGATTCGCTGGTGCTTTAGGTAATTCACTTAAAGTTTCAGTGTGTGCTTCTAGTGACGCTTACTTCAATAATAGTGCATCTCTAATAAACAATGGGTCAGGTTACGCAATTGGATCAACAGCAGTTGTTGTTGACAATGGCGCTCTGTTCATCGTTGGAGATATTCTTAAATTCGCAAATCATGATAATCATTATAAGATTACTGCGATTGCGACTCATACCTTAACAATTGAAGCTTTAAACCAACCTGCTGGCACAGGTCTAGTCGCTGCTCTCGTAGATAACGAAGCAGTAGATAGATATTGGGAACATTATGCATTATTCGATAAGAAACCTGAAACATCAGCTCACGCTGCTCTGATTGGTGCATCGAATGATGAAATACATGTTGTCGTATCAGACGAAGATGGTGCTATAACAGGAACTAAAGGGACTGTATTAGAGTCTCATGGTTTTGTTTCATGCGCTACTGACGCTAATGACAGTGTTGGTAACTCTAATTATTATAGAGATGTAATCGAAAGAGATTCATCATATGTTTATTGGTCAGGTCACAAGACCGGCGCCACAGGCACACACGCAACTGTGAATGAACATAGAACATTGGCGACCGCAGTAGGAACTGCGTTCACACGACCAAGTCTTCCAATCACTAACTCATTGAGTGGTGGTGCTGATGGAAGAGCTAACCCAACAGTCGGACAAAAAACTGATGCATGGGACAAACACTTTGCAGATGGCGAGTTAATCGACATATCATTCCTAATCGTGGGTTCTACAGGAACCGATGGTGGGGGTGGTTCAGAAGCTGCACAAGATATAGTCGCAGACCATAACAGTTTAGTTAATGCTGCTATCTTAATCGCTGAGGCGAGAAAAGATTGCATCGTTGTTGCATCACCTAGAAGGGCTTCAGTAGTGAATGTCGCTTCTGAGTCTGCACAAGTGACTAATGTTAAGGCAGATTTCGCATCAGTGACTTCTAGTTCATATTGTGTTCTAGATTCCAGTTGGGTATACCAATACGAAAGATACAACGATAGATACTGTTGGATTCCAGGCAATGGACACACCGCAGGCATCATGGCAAGGGCAGACTTACTGCAAGACCCATGGTATTCACCTGCTGGGTTCTCAAGAGGACAATACATGGGTATTACCAAACTTGCGCTTAATCCAAAACAATCATCTAGAGATGACATGTATCGTGCAAGAATTAATCCAATAGTCACCTTCCCAGGACAGGGAACAGTTCTATTTGGAGATAAGACCGCATTAAGTTCACCTTCTGCATTTGATAGAATCAATGTAAGAAGACTATTCATCACTTTAGAAAAGGCAATATCAACTGCTGCTAAGGCTCAATTATTTGAATTCAACGATTCATTTACAAGGGCATCATTTAGGGCTGCTGTAGAACCTTTCTTAAGAGATGTAAAAAACAGGAGAGGTTTAGTAGACTTTTCTGTAGTTTGTGACGAAACAAACAATACAGATGCTGTTCAAGATAGAAACGAATTCGTTTGTTCAATATTCTTGAAACCAACTAAATCAATTAACTACATAACATTGAACTTTGTCGCTGCTAAGAGTGGCGTTCAGTTCGAAGAAATTTACGGCGCAGTTTAAGGAGTATAAGTAAATGGCAAGTATAGACCAATTTAAAGCACAATTACTCGGCGGAGGCCCAAGGGCTAATAGATTCCGAGTCTTTATACCTAGAACTGGTAATAAGATTGAATTCTTATGTCAGTCAGCACAGATTCCTGCTGCTACTGTAGGTGTAGTTGAACAACAGTTTAGAGGACACATTCTGAAACTCGCAGGAGACAGAACATTCGAACCTTGGACTGTGACAATAATTAATGATATAGAATTTTCATCAAGAACTTCTCTAGAGGGATGGCAAACAGACATCCAAGAACTAGACAGTGGTGAAGGTATGACTTCATTAGACTACTTAGTAGACAGAGCATTTGTTGAACAATTAAATAAAGACGACTCAGTTCTTGCGAGATACGAATTCTTTAACATGTTTCCAACCTCAATAGGGGCTATTGACTTATCTTATGAGACAGTCGATGCATTGGAGACATTTGATGTTGAATTCCAGTATTCTCATTGGGAAAGAGTCCTTTAATTTCGTGAATAACACCCCATTTAGGGTGTTATAAATATTATTATGGAAATTTTTGGGTTTGAAATATCTCGTAAAAAAGACGAGTTAAGAGTAAAAGATGTGACAAAGAAGTCAGTGGCTTCTTTCGTTGCACCTGTCGAGGACGATGGAACACCCATTATCCAACAATCGCCAGGTGGTTTCATATCAGGAGGAGCATATGGTTCCTACATAGATATGGAAGGCGGTATCAAGAATGAGGTCGCACTCATCCGAAGATACCGTGAAACATCTCTGGTTCCAGAATGTGATATTGCTATCGAAGATATAGTAAATGAATGTATAGTTTCAGATACCCAAGATAGAATAGTTTCATTAGACTTAAGAGATGTAGAATTGTCAGATGGCATCAAAACTAAGATGCATGACGAGTTTAAGGGGATCCTCTCCTTAATGAAATTCCATCAAAATTCGCATGAACTATTCCGTAAGTGGTATGTTGACGGCAGGATTTATTTCCATAAAGTCGTTGACAGTAAGAGACCACAACAAGGTATGGTCGACATAAGAGTTGTTGACCCTATGAAAATCAAGAAGGTTAGAAATGTCGAGAAAGAGAAAGACGCTAAAACCAAGATTGATGTAATAAAGAAAGTTGAAGAATTTTATGTCTTCAGCGATAAAGGTTTCGAAAAAGGTAGTGCCAATGAAGGCTCTACAGTAAAAATCGCACCAGAGGCGGTAAGTTATACAACTTCTGGTATGTTAGATTACACTAAGAATGTAGTCATAGGTTATTTACACAAGGCATTGAAGACTGCAAATCAGTTATCAATGATGGAAGATGCACTTGTTATCTATAGGATATCAAGGGCACCAGAAAGAAGGATATTCTACATTGATGTAGGTAACCTTCCAAAGGCAAAGGCAGAACAGTATCTTGCAGATACTATGAACAAGTATAGAAATAAACTTGTTTATAATGCAGATACAGGTGAAATCAAAGATGATAGACGCCATATGTCAATGCTAGAAGATTTTTGGTTACCAAGAAGAGAAGGTGGTCGAGGAACGGAGATTACAACTCTACCAGGTGGTCAGAATCTTGCAGAGATAGAAGATATAGAATACTTCAAGAAGAAGTTGTATCGTTCTCTTAATGTGCCTATCTCAAGACTTGAGGCCGATAATGGTTTCAATATGGGTAGGGCATCTGAGATATCTAGAGATGAACTTAAGTTTAACAAGTTCACTAAGAGACTGCAAACTAAATTTGCTAGACTCTTTACAGACTTGTTAAGAACTCAAATGATTCTTAAGAACATAGTCTCAGGAGAAGAGTTCGATGCATTTAAAGATTTTATATATTATGATTTTGCAACAGATAATCACTTCCAAGAATTGAAAGAGGGTGAGATTATTAGAGAGAGATTAGATACTCTTTCACAAGCAGAATCATTTGTTGGTAAGTATTTTTCTGATGAGTATATCAGAAAACATATACTTCGTTTCTCAGAAGACGATATTGCTAGAATACAAGGCGAAATGGATTCTGAGGGACATAGTGAAGAAGAAGGAGATGAATTCTAATGTCAGAAATTAGTAATAAAATAGTAGACCAGATAGAAGCTGGTAAATTAAACGATGCGAAAGATACAATAAATCAAGGCATCAAACAAAAGGCTGCTGACGCTGTCGATATGAAAAGAGTCGAGATGTCAGTAGATTGGAATAATGGCGAAAACTTGGGAACAGATAACAACGATTCTGAATGAGGCAAAGTTTAAATTTCCTCGTGACCAGAAAGAAGTTAAAAAGTCTACTGAGAAAGTAGGTAGTAAAACGCTGGATGTAAGATTCGGCGAAGATAAACGAGGAAAAGTTCATGTCTATATAGATGGAGTTTCCATGGGAGACCCATACAGAAACATGAAAGAAGCCGAGAAAGAGATGAAAAATATTAAGAATGTGATTAGACAAATGGGTGAAGAGAACATCTCAAAAGAAGAAATATTGAATGTCATACAGGAGACAAACACATGAAATTAATATCAGAATTTAACGATTATCAAATCTCACCAATCATCGTTGAAGAAAACGAAAAGGGTGAAAAAGAACACTTTATCGAAGGTGTTTTCATGCAATCAGAAATCAAAAACAGAAACGGCCGTGTATATCCAAAACAAGTCATGGCAAAAGAAGTAAACCGATATGTAAAAGAATTTGTTGAGAAAGACAGAGCATTCGGTGAGTTAGGACATCCTGATGGTCCAACAATCAATTTAGACAAAGTATCTCACATGATTACCAAACTAGAAGAAGATGGTAATAACTTCATGGGGAGAGCAAAGATTTTATCAACACCAAACGGTCAAATAGTTAAGAATTTGATTAATGACGGTGCAAAACTAGGAGTTTCATCACGAGGTTTAGGTTCGCTTGAACAACGAGGTGGTGCTCAATATGTTAAAGACGATTTTCAACTGGCAACTGCCGCTGATATC